ATTTAGAAATTTCAACTAGGTGCAACGCTGCTTGTCCTGAGTGTCCAAGAAATTTTCGTGGTGTTGATGTAATCGATTCTTACCCTATTTGTGACATGAGCTTGGAACAAGCTCAAAAAATATTCACGATCCCGTTTCTCAGACAAATAAATCATATTTTAATAAACGGCAATTACGGTGATTTTATTACTGCCCGTGACGGACTAGAAATTGTTGAGTACTTTAGATCTGCTAATCCAAGACTAGAAATTGAAATCAGCACCAATGCTAGTGGTCGCCCAAACGTTTGGACTAGACTTGGGGAATTGAAAACCAAAGTCTATTTTAGAATTGATGGACTGCAAGACACACATCACTTGTATCGCCAATACACAGATTTTGATTTAATTATGGAAAACGCCAGCAAGTTCATTGCTGCTGGTGGACATGCTATATGGGCGTTTATTCCTTTTGATCACAATCAACATCAAATTGAACAAGCCAAACAACTATCCAAAGAATTAGGTTTTGCACAATTTCAAATAGTTGATGCCGGAAGAAACGTTGGTCCGGTGTTTACCAGAGAAGGCAAGTACAGTCACAGTTTGGGAAATTACACAGGTGATAAAAATTTTGATAATCTTTATTCAAAACATTTGTACTATGTTGATAAGCCTGAAATTACCATTTTGCATACAGAACATCCCAATAGGAAAATTGATTGTTATGCAAAACGACAACGAGAAATTTATATAACTGCCAACGGTGAAGTGTACCCTTGTTGTTGGCTTGGGTTTTATCCTGCAAAAGAAACAGGAAATCCTAGCAATATGCAACTAAGACCAATAATGAAAGACAACAATGCAATTGAACACGGAATAGAACATGCAATCAATTGGTTCAACAGCATTGAAGCCAGTTGGAGTCTTGATTCAGTTGCTGCGGGAAAAATTTACACTTGCAACGAAACCTGTGGTGCCAGGTGACGTAATTGTGTTATTGTGCTGTCAAAATCCACATGTAGGATAGCTGTACCGCCGGCAGCACGCCACTCATCAATATTACTCTTACGATCATCAATTAATATATCGCCGGGCCGACAATGCTGGTGTTTGTCTTTGCTGAAAGGACCAAACATCACAGGTATAGTGGGAAAGTTGTGTCTAGCCCAATACACTTTGTCATAGAATGCCCAAGGAACATCATTGCCTTTGGGTACCGCAGTCAAGAACATTAGATCGTAGTTGTGCTGTTTGGCAAATTTGCTGCATTCGAATACCAACTGATCTGCATAAGATGTTTTTACTAGATCTCTATAAAGTCTAGCATTACTGGCTAGTTTGTACCACACTTCATCAGGATAAATGCCCGCACTGGGCGGAACACCTAAAGTTCGTGCGGCATACTCATCGAAGTCGGCCACGACTCCGTCCATATCTAAATATAATGTTGTCATTTGTTGTTTGAAATTTTATGATGCAAGGTTTGCAAATAGTTTGTCTGGTAATTTAACTTAGATTCTAATCGTCTAATTTTTTCTTCTTGTTGCTGTACTATGTTTACCAAAGCTTGAAAATCTTGTTTTTGCTCTCGTAGTTTAACTTCGTGCGTCAATAAGTTTGGTCGAGGCGGAGCATCGGGGTTTACTGCCCGTTTCTTTTTTGCTTTCATTGCTTTAAAGATATTGCTCATATGTAGTATTTATCGCTAGGGATGCTAGGAAACTTGATAGCAACTACTTCGGTATCTTCTAAATAGTGTGCGCGATATTCCTCTCCGGGCTCACTCATATAGATATCACCAGGTCCAAATTCTTCGCCATTGATTACTATACGTCCTTTGGTAATAAGTTGAACTTCGGTAATAACTCGGTGCATATGCGGAGTATCAACTGCACCAGCTGGGTTAGCTTGCCAGCATACCTCAAAATCTTTAGTACGTACTACAGCTTCAGGAAAGTCACCAATGAACCATCCTCTAGCCCCTGCTTCACTCAGCCGGAACTTCTTCATTGACTTTTTCCTTGTCTAGTTCAGCTTGCATTTCATCTAGCATTTGATTAAAGTATTCGGGGTCAAGCTTGGACATGACTTCAGTCACGTACTTGTGATACCCTTTAAAGAAATATTTAAACAGTTCATTGAAATCTTTATTCCCGTTAAAACTGTTTTTCTCAACAGTTTTGGTACTGAGATTTACAATTACTTTGGCCATTAAGTTATCCTGCGAACGCAAACGAGTGCTGATTTGCACTTGTTCATCATATTGATGATTGGCAGGATCTTTCATGTACCCAGGAATATGTGTTTTCTTTGGGTCACGTGGCCGTGTCACATAGTGTGCCACTAGATAAATGTTTTGTTTTTTCATGATATTTGAGAAAGTTCTACTAGAGTTGCTGAAAGGTTGATTTCGTGGTCTGCCACTAACGAATGAGTTGCTGCACCTTTGCGAATAATTTTAATTGCTTCGTCTTGTCCTTCTACAGTCTCAGACCATAGATCAAGATTTTGATGCATCCAAGTAAACAAGCCTTCGCATTCGTCGGCAGCAGTGTGTGAACAAAGCAGAGTTCTTGCTTCTCTAACTTTGCCTTTTTTAAACAGTTCAACTGCTTCTAGTTTGTAATCTGAAGTACCAGCAGCACTTGAGTTTTTAGAAATGTTTAAGGTACCGCCGATGCTGTTGGCTTGTAGCAATTTCAAACAGTTGCGAAGATCAGGATACGTTGCTTTGACATAGCTGTCCAAAGTATCTAGATCAAATTCGACACCTTCGGTTATTAACACTGTTGCTGCACGACTGGTAAATTCAGTTTGGTCAGTTTTGTCAATGACAAATTGAGTGCATCGACTTTTCAGTGGGTTGATAATCTTGTGTGCAATGTTGGCAGTAAGAATAAATCTAGCCTGACTTTGATAAGTTTCCATCAAGCCACGCAAGATAGCCTGTGCGTTATGACTCAAATAGTCTGCTTCGTCTAGCAGCACGATCTTTAAATCGCCAAACGGCATGGTGCTAACAAAGCCTTCAATTTTGGTTTTCAGAAAATCTACACCGTTGTCACGACTGGCGTTGACTTGTAAGAAATCATACGGATCAATGCCCAACTCATTCACAAGTATCTTGGCCAGTGTAGTTTTACCTGTACCTGCTGGCCCTGTGAGCAGCAGATGTGGTACACTTTTTTCTTTTACAAAGTATTCAATTTGTTCTCGTTGGGCAGGGTCAGTAAACACATATCCATCTAAGGATTGTGGTCGATATTTTTCAGTCCAAAGTTCTTTCATAGATTATCTCGATGTATACAGATTAAATCCTCGCTACGAATGCTAGGATCTGCTTCTTTCATTGTGTCAGGGTAAAATGCAACATATCCGGCTTGGTCAATTACTCGGAATAGTTCGTCTGTGTCGGCTTGTGAATATGCAACGAACCATTCAGTAAACAACACAGGTTTATATTTTACTAAAATATCGCGCGAACTCCTAATGATTTCTATATCATGTCCTTCCGTATCTGTTTTAATAAACCCAATCTTGCTCATTTCTTCTGGGCTGAGATATTTTTTGCACATGTCTTCCAAAGTCATTCCGCTTACTGTAATGCTTTCGCCGCTCATTCCGGCCACTCTTGCTGCGGTTTCAGCGTCCCATGTCTCACCGACCAGACCACCGTTGCACATGCTGTTTTGATGATCTTTAAAAGTAAGGTTGTCCGCAGTTTTGTTTGTGACTGCTTCATGAGCAATAACAAAACGCCCTAGGTGACTATTGACACCGCAATTGAATTCTAGATAAGGACTGATAACAGGATTAGGCTCTACAGATAAAACTGTGGCTCTGCATCGACTCATCATTGGTATAGCAGTGTCTCCCGAATGCCCACCAATATCAATGCAGGTCATGCCAGGTTTGATCCACAGTTTCCAATAGTTCTTTTCAATGTAGTAGTCGTAGATGGTTTTAAAGTCAGGTACCTTTTCTCTGGGGTGATCCATTTCGAACCAATAACAGCTTGCGCCGTCGTCTAAGTCAAGTTTATACCCATTGCGTAATTTGATAGATGTCTGATTCATTTTGAAATAATTTTCCAGGTCTTTTCTTTAGCACGTTCTTCTAGCCATTCTTGCTCTACAGAATAAGTGGGAGCATTGGCTAGTATATCGTCTAAAATAAATTTGATTGTGTATAGATCTTGTTTGCAACCCCAGGTCACAAAACCGTCCATGCGTGGATCATTCATTGCATGGCCGCAGGAATGCAGTTGATTAACTATGTTCTCAACATTCCAATGTTTAATCATTCGTATTGTTCGCGACTTTTGCGTTCGGCGTGTACCGCGGTTGAAATGGTGTTTATGTCGTCCGGTTTTGTGTCTGTGGCAAAAATAATTGCGTTAGGATCCGCACGACGTATGACGATTTCTTCTCCGTCTTTAACAATTCTAAGACCGCGGCTCCATCTTCCGTGTTCAACAAGCACCCATTGACCCACACCAACGTCGCGTTGTTCTGGCCCAATAGCATATACTCTTGCCCATCGCGGACGAATACCGTCTGTTTTACCGTCGTCACCAAGTAATATTACTCCACTAGCTAATTGTCTACCACTAAAGTCCATTTCCGTGACAATAACACTGTCACGCAATGGTCTGATTTCGCCGTCAATTTCTATTTCAAATTGATAGCCACGTTTCTGATCAAACGGATTACTAACTGCCATTTATACTCCTTAAATTCTTGACGGGCCCGAACGTTTTACTGCGGGCTTCTCAGCTGGTTGATTTTTTGCTACTGAATCTGCTAAACTGCCACGCAACTTTGGTTGTACTGGTTGCGCTGGCTGTACAGCGACTTCTTGGGGTTCTTCCACTGCTGGTTCCACCCAATCGTCGACTAAATCTTTTTTGACTTCTCTGCGTCGTGGCTGTGGAGGCTCGTCAACTGCCAATGGTGTATTTAATTTATAATGGTCTTGCATAATTTTGTCTCTAGTAAGTTCGACTTTTCCACCAGGTCCCAATTGATCGCCACGTGCATTTACTTTCATATTACCAACAGCAATTGTGCTTTCATTTTGAGCGATGATTGCATCAATATTGATTCTCTTACCGTTTGCTGTGGTATAAACTCTTTTGTTCATTGATATCTCCTTGTGCGGGTATTTATCGTAGGAATTCTTCTACATCTAAATCGTAATACATGCTGTTAATCCTATGCACTCCCAGCAAGTACAACACATAACTGGCCACACTAGATCCTCGACCTACACCCCATAATATATTGTTTGCTCTCCAGGTATCAACAATGTATTTCAATTGTTTGAGCAGCAAAAATAAATCTCTTTCTTGATACAACAATAATTCCTTGCCTACTCGCTGTAATTCTTCTTGAGTTTGACATCGATCTAATAGCCATTGTGCTATATCCATGTTGCGATATTCTTCGGGCATTGACCATTGATCTTGATTTTTTCTATCAAACTGTTCGACAGAAATATCTTGATTAGTATATTGTGCCAAGACAGGTAAATCTACATAAAAATCACGAACAGAGTTGTTGTATTTGTACGAATCAGTGACCGAAATCTTGGCTATATCTAAATTGGGATTTTGATACAATAGCTCACACAATTCATTTGTAGATGTGTATGCAACACCCAGTTTATCGTAGTTCATTTTTTAATATCTATTAGATCTTTGAACTTGTCGTTCTTTGATTCCATCTCTGCCATTAGTTTTCTATTACGAGTGTCCATCTCGTGTTTGTAATTTTCAATGATCATTTGCATTTGAGGAATTACACTAGTTGGACCAAATCTGTATGCTTGATTCATTTTGGTCATTAACTCGTTGTACTTTTTGTGCAACTCTTCATTTGAAAGATCAGTTAAATTAGGAACAAGTGGGTGCATGATTTCTCCTTGATAAAAATTGGGCCAATTTAACAAATTTAAAGGTGGAAACCAATCAACCCATCCTTGCATTTTACAAATCTCCGGCCTGTCTGTGTTCTGAATAATGTACATCAAACTCGCCACTGGGGTAGCGGGCTTTTAATTTATTTACGTTTTCTTCTACTACATCATCTGGATTTAACCCTAGTGCCCGGCAGGCATTGATCCAGTACCACATAACATCACCCAGTTCACGCTTCATATGGAATACGTTTTCTTCGGTAAGTGGCTTACCTTGAAAGAAAATCTTTTTGGGGATTTCACAGAACTCGCCAGTTTCGGCAGCAAGTCCCAGTGCAGCAGTTAGCAACAATGGCACATTGATGTCTGGTCCATGGGTGTCTGTTTCGTGATTGAAATTGCCATCTAGTTCATCCAAACGATTCATAAAGGTAGTCAAATCGTTTGATGGTTTACTGGTCACAGCCGCTACAAATTGCTCATATCGTTTTAAGTCTACGGTCATAAAAAACTCCTAGTTTGCATAATTATACGTTATGCAATGCTAGGAGTCAACGATTTTATAAATTTTTTAAACTTTAAACCATCGTGCAACAGATGCGCTGTACATCAATTTGATTGCAGCCGAATTAGTTAAACTGGCTGATGCCGACCAATTGTTGGCCAATCCATAAACTGATGTGACTCCAGGAGTCATGTTCGAAACAAAACAGCTGGTAATTGGTGTCATTGACACAATGTCTAACATTCTTCCGTCTTCGACAGAATTTGGTAATGTGATAAACAAATTGGCAACTGTTCCAGTTGGTGAGCAGTTAGCAATAAATCTGTTATAGTCAACATTCGCAAATAAATTTTGATCAGTGACCACATTGGCAATAAAATAGTCAGGGTTGATAATACCACTGTTAATAATTAAATTGCCGTTTACAAATACGTTTCCTGCTACACCAACTCCACCTTTGACCACTAATGCTCCTGTTGTGGCCGAGGTACTTGTTGTGGTTGAATTGGCAACTAGATTGCCGCCAGAAACAGTAAGCCCGCTAAAATGATACGCTCTATTTCTAGTTAGATCTTTGATTGCAATTGTGGTTCCGTAATCAACAGTGCTGAACTCAAAGAAGTAATCAGTAGCATTGCCTAATTCTACGGAATTGAATGTAATAGTGTTTGAACTGAGTCCAGCAATGGTGTCCTTGTCGCCTAATGCCACTGCACTTGGTACAGTTAAAGTATACGACGGATTGTTAACACTTACCCAAAGTGTCACTTTGGCGTTTTGATTGGCTGCATTACTTGGAAAGT